CTGCTCGATCAGAAAGTTCTTCAACTTATTTCATTACCTTTTTGCCTGGATTTTTTTTCAGTTCAGCCTGCAGTTTCTTCTCACGGTATCTTGAAATGTGAGCCAGGACTGCCTTGATCACCTCGCCGTAAGCGTCAGGGTTGAAAGAGTTCCCAAACAGGCGATGGCAAGTGCCCTCACCGAAAACATCGTCCATGCCTTTGATCACGTGGTCTGCAAACTCTGTCTGAATGTCGATCAAAGCCAAAGCAGACAACGGCGCACCGTTATCGTCCTCGCCCTCAAGAGCACGTGCTTCGGCTTCTTTGACTTCAAACTCTTTTTGCTTTCCACCAAGCGAACTATATAAGACCTTCAGCCTACCGTAGAAATTCAGGTCTTCTGCATCAAACGTAATCCACCTGGACTCGTCATCGTTGATACACAAAGTCCGCTGGCTATCGGTTTTGATATTGATTGATTCCATCAACTATTCCTCTTCTACAAAGGTTAAGGTGTTCGGCTGGAAAGTCCCAAAGACCGCATCGCCCATAACGCCAGCGGTCACAGAGTGTTTGAGCGTTTTCAACGCTTCATCGCCGATAGTCTCAACCGAGATCGACACGTTGTATTTCTTTGCAGGGTAGGTAAAGTTCGGTGTAGTTCCTGTCGGAGTCTGCCACAACTGCACAGAAACAATGCTGGTTTCAACCTCGCTTAGAGTCGCGTCTTCCCACTCTAAGTCTGTGAGATAAATGGACACAGGGTCGTCATCGTCCACGTTGATCTCGAATGTGAACTCAGGCGCAAGGCTCTCAAGCTGTTTACTCCCAACCTCGTCGGCAATGTACCCTTCCTCAAGATAGGTTGGGTTTTTGTTGATGCTCAGGCTGGTGATACCAGTGTTCATCAACGACCATGTTTCACCGCCAGATGGAGTTGTCTCGTCTGGCGTGGTATTCATAAAATGTTGTAATTTTGATCTTTTGATCGCCATTATTTATTCCTTTCTAATTAGGTCGCACTAAAGGTTTTGTCAGTGGTGTTGAATTTCCCAAAGACCGCATCGCCCATAACGCCACAGGTAACGGAATGTTTTAGCGTCTTCAACGCTTCGTCACCGATTGTTTCAACAGAAACAGAAACCTTATACTTTTTTGCAGGATAGGCAGTTCCAGTTGGGGTTTTCCAATACTGCACAGAAACAATGTCTGTCTCAACATCGGTCAGGGTTTTGTCGTTCCATTCCAAACCAGTCAAGAACTTTGAAACTTCGTCAGCCGAGTCCACGTTGATCTCAAATGTGAACTCAGGAGCGAGACTTTCCAACTGCTTACTCCCAACCTCATCGGCAATGTACCCCTCTTCGAGATAGGTTGGGTTTTTGTTGATGCTGAGGCTGGTGATACCAGTGTTCATCAGGTTATACGCTGGAGTTGCAGTCTCAGACGTATTCATAAAATGCAATAGTTTTGAACGCTTGATTGCCATGTTGTTAAATCCTTTCGTAAGTAAGTCTGCAAGGCACTTCGTAGGTGCTTACATCAGAATCCCCCTGGTCGAGCAAGTAACCCTGACCAAGAGCTTCAATTTCATAAACAGTTTCACCACTGCTCAACGTAGGATAGTTTTCCGCTTCGTTTTGCTCATCAAGCCATTTCCCAAACTTCTCAAAAAAGCCTTGTGTCTGCAATCTCGCCAGATCGTCAGCATTTGAAGAATTGACCTGAAGCGCAAACGGGAACTCGTACATTCCCCCTTTTGCTGGGTAACTGTATATTTGTTTATCGCCAGGTAAAGGAAAAATCCCGTAACTGTCTGGCGTTTGTTCTAACCAGTTGACAAGCGGGGTCAGCCCCATTTCAGACAAAAGCTCGCAATCTGCAATGTAATCCTGCAATGCCTGAATGATGGTCGTGCCTTCTTCTTCGCTTGGGACTTCTGTCATTATCTACTTCCTCCACCTGCCATGTCCTTAGCCGTGTTAACAATCTGTTTGCCATGCTGGGCTTTGACTTTCCTGAACCAGTAATTCCCGTGATGGATTTTTGGCAAGTTGCTTTTGTGCGCCCTGCGCCATCCGTAGTATTGTGGTCTCGTGTAAGGCCGCCCCCTGGCTTTCCATATAACCATGCCCGATCCAATCTTTGTTTCCCTACGTCCCGATAAAAGCAGTTCGCCTGTGTCAACAGGGATATAGTTCTCAGAGTAATAAAGCACTCTTGAATCTACAAACCTTTGAGCGCGGTTATAGCGGGTGTTTCGCTGCATTGCAAAATTAGGATTCCATTTGACCAACATATCGCCGTTCCGCGTCTTGATGATTCTGTCCTGGGGTTGGGTAACATAGACGTTATCCATTACTTACCGCCAATCTGGACGTGCTGTAACACGCCGTAGTCTTTCCAGTCCACAGACCTGACTTGAATTGTGCGTGGGTAAGCAGCAAGCAATTTGGTAGGCGTGTATGCGCTACTTGTCATCGTCTCGCTTACTTCCCCTGGCACTAAGTAATCGCCAATCTTGAAAGTCAATTCCGCTGAGCGGTCTGTGCCATCCGATGTAACAAACGGCACATAGACAATCGCTTTGTCCGAATCAAGCAAACCTGATTTTTTGGTGTTTACGACCTTTTGGGCTTGCCACATCACCTCTGTCACCACCCTGCGTGTAAACACGTTTGCGGTGGTAGTTTTTGCGTACCAGGTCATTGTGTGCGGAAACTTAGCCATCAAATCCTCTTATAGCGATAGCGGTTGAGAATATCCTTCTCACTCATCAATAAAGTCCGTGCGGCAGATACGCCTTTGTCAGACTCGCCCGATGATCCACCTGCGTTTTCGTAGGTTTCAGACCAGTCCCCGACACTCACCGACTGCAACCCTGACACAAAATCCTGTCGTCTCGCTTTCAGTTGCGCCTGGTATAACCGTGCGGCCGATCGGTAACAAACACCCTTGACATCTTCAGGAATACTGGCATAGCCGTGGGTGTAAGTGATACTGATGTTTCGAGCACCAACTGTCCACACGCCATACTTGCGCCAGAGCACCCCGTTTTCAGCCAAAGCATAGTAAGTCGGGTCTAACAGAACATCATCGACTGTAACGCTTGTAATCGAACTGACAGGGATTTCAGGCAAAAACAACTTGGTTGATCCAGTGCCGTCAAGCTGGATAGTATCGTCTGAGACTTGCTCAATTTTCTGATTGCAATAATTTTGAATTACTGCGGTTGCCTCATCAATCGCCAGAAGTGCTTGCGCATCATCTGGTAATATTGTTGTGCCTAAAAAGGTGTTGATGTCGTCAATTGAGCAAAATCCCATTCTTCACCTACTTCTTCGTAGTTTTCCGTCTTGTGGTCTTTTTCGGCAGAGCCTTATCTTCCACAGGCTCAACCATTTTGTCCTCGATCTCGGCAGCGTACTCTTTGCCGATCACCTTGTATTTCAGCCCTTGCTTGATAGCTTCAGACCGCCACATTTTGATGCCTTCGTACTCGCCAATCGGGACAATTACCATTACGTCTTTTTCAACCATAAAATACTTCCTCTCAAGGCAGGGGCTAAATCGCCCCTGCCCTCATCAATCAACTAAAACTAAGATGGGCTGCCGCTTGCGGCGGTAGCGATCTCAACAAAGGACTTTGGTTTCAGCACGCCGAAAGCTGCACGAGCCTCAGCAAGCACTGCAACCAGGTTACGGATGAAGAAATCAGCATGGCTATCGCTTACGCTGATAGTGACCTGCTGGCGATCCCACATAACCGCCTGTTTCCAGTTGCCTAAATAAGCAGTACCAGCAGTGAGGTACTGTGACTCAACCACAGGAATACGCCACATGGACTGCTGATAAGGCAGGTACGGTGCGGCGGCGAAGAGAGCCAACTCGACGGCTTCCCAATCAGCGGGTGCAACCACAAACGCGGTAGGACTGGCTTCCAGACCATTCGTAGCCAAATTGGTAATGGCTTTGCGAGCGGTTGTCAAAATACTGGTATCGTAGGATTGGGTGAGAATGCCCGTAGTCTCAGCTACACCAACAAAGTCGGGGGTAGCCTGTCCGAACAGGATGTTGTTCTCGATCTCATCCATGAGAGAGTCGCGCAATTCCTGGTCAATAATTCCGCGCAATTGAGCTGCGTCAGCCAGAGCGCGTTTGGTTACAGGAATCCACACTGCAACGGTTTCCACGGGCGTGGAAACTTTCACGAAAGTCATTGTGCCTTCAGGCTTGTAACCGCCGCCAGGATTAAGAACTATTGCGCCTGTAGCCTGGGTGACCGTTGGCATGGCAGCGGAAGTTGCTTCGGCGACGCCAGCAGCCTGGGTTACTTTAGCGGTTTGCTGCACAAATTCCACCGTGTCACTATTGGTGCTGCGGACACTGATCAGGTCGCGCAACTTCAGCGGTTTGCGCCCCATAGGAACGTAAATACCAGTGTCGTCGTTCTGGACAAATGCGCCACCTGAAGTGGCAGATGCGCCAGTAAGAACGGCTTTCTTCTCAAACGGCATGTCGACCTGGAAAGCGGGGGAGTTCAAGCCCTTCGCACTCTCAGGAATGTGACCGTTGGGAGCAACCTGTTTCATCCAGGCTTTGTACGCTTTATTCTGAGCAAAGCGTTCACCCATACTGCCTTTTACTTCCTCTTGGGTTTCTTCTTCTTTGCCCTTTGCGGCGGCAGCCTGAAGTTCGGCGATCTTGCGTTCCAAAGCAACATCATCGAGACCTTGCTTCGCTTCCTCCACCATGTTCATGGACTTATTGCGTTCGTCCTCTGTCATGGGGCGACCCTCGAAGAGAGCCTTTTCAACAATCTCACGGGCATCGCCCAAGAGATTCATAAATTTTTCGTTATTCATTTTTTGCCTCCAAAGCAATTATGTCTAATAAGAATTTCACATCAGCTGGGTCAACGCCGCTCTCATTCCCGATTTCTTCTACGGTCTCTGATTCAGTTTTGACTTCTGATTCCACTTCTGGCTCAGGCTCTTCGCCCTCGCTCTTAATGGCTAAAGTTTGGGTGTTGTTTCCAGCACCGATAAATACAGGCGAGATTTCGAATGTCTTGAGTTTCTTCAGCACTCTTACTTTCTGCCCGTCCTTCTTGTCTTCTTCCGAGTCAAGCGTCTCGAATCCATAAGACCACTCTTGTAACTCACCAAGATTTTTCACAGTTTTGTAGGTTTCAAGCCCTGCCTCGGTGTCCATAAAGAACTTCCCATCCACCCAGGCTTTCTCTTCGTCCTGGTGGACTTCACCGCGACCAACAGGCAGGTTTTCCCACCGATGCCCCCAGGAAGCGATTTTGACTTTCGCCCCGTCTTCAAACGCCCCTGGCAACGTCACATCGCCATGCTTGTCAATTACATCAAACCAGCTAAACACGGCCTTGAATTGACCAGTCTCATCGGCGTTCTCTTTGAACTCAAGTTCAGTTTCAAATGATTTCTTTTCCATTTTCATAATTATTCCTTTCACCTCAAAGGCGTGGTGTCTACAGGTTTTCTTACCCATGTCACCTTACATTTACAGTTGGCATTGTCTTTAGCACTACCCTTGTAACTTCGTGGGTACTGTAGTCCGTTTGAAAACACTTCCCTTTTCTCAATAAACTCGCCATTCATCTTCTCGTGTTCTGGGCGGGGATTATCACTTCTTACAGTCCAAATCTTCCCGACAACCGAATCAACCGCATCAGCGATTTTGGCTTCAACATAACTCTCTACCATCGCACGGCGGTCTTCAGCAAGCTGTGCCGCTCTTACTGCTAAGGCTGCCGCAAACACTTCTTTGATAGCGTCCTGTGGCTTCTCAGCCTGTAAAGCCTCTGCCAAATCCTCATAAGTGCTTTTATTGATGTATTCGGCGGCGATTCTGGCGTTCTCTTGCAACCACTTTTCCATCCATTCCCGCTTGTACTGCGCCCCCAATTGTCCAGCGAAAGCATCAGCATAAGCCCAGGCAGTTTCTTCTGTGAGTTTCAAAAAGTCCTCAGCGACTTCCTTGTCCCAGCGTTCTTTGTCCCAAAGCACATCCAGCTTGTCCATCTTTGATTTTGGCAGAACAGCGTCTCTCTGGCGTGTAAAAACGTTCACCATCAACTTGTGCCATTTCTCACCAAAGTCTTTGTCCAGGTCGGGATATTCTGGCAAGATTGACTCAGCCGATGCCTTAGTCTCTATCTTTGGCGTTTCGTCTTTGTTCTGTTGTTGTCGCATAACCATTTCAGGGGTTGCCATATTGAGAGGGGTAACTAGGGTGTCAGCCAGGGGGTTCTTCAAACGTGGAAGGTTCAGAATCGCACGACCTTCGTTTGGTGTCATGTAAGGAACGCCTACAGACTGCCGTAGCGACTCAAGCTGCATACTGAAATCAGACTGCAGTTTTTCGTCAATATTAAACTCGGTGTATGCGTTTTTCAAATCTTCGAACTCACTCAAATATTGCAAATCCAAATCGTCTTCAAGCCTCGCGCACATCGGACTGAGCACATCCATATACAAACTCTTATGGAGTTCAGTGATGTTAGAAAATGTCGAGCGGTCTAAGATTCCGACCATCGGTGGGGGAATATGGAACGCCCTGGCACATTCTTCACGATTGAGTTTCCTGCTCTCAATGTATTCTGTTTCTTTCGGACTAAATGAAATCGGTTTGAAAACCATGCCCTCTTCCAACAAAGCAGTCTTGCCGCTGTTGTCTTCACCTGCATACATTTCCTGCCATTGCTGGCGGAAGTTGCGTGCTGCTGCCTCGCTCATTTCCTTCGCTTCAAGCGGTCTTTCAATCACGCCCGAAATACGAGCGGCGTTTCGCCAGAAACCAGAACTGTACTTTGACTTTTCCCATTCTTCAGCCAGAACTTCACGCAAACCTTCAAGCGGTGATACGCCTATGGTGGAGTTCTCAGGGTTATAAAAACGAAAATGGATAATATCTTCTGGTTTGTACTCTTTCTCGATGTAGCCAATTTTGTATTTCGTAGGAACTAACTCACCCTTGACACTCATAAGCATATAAGGCACGCGCTGAAGTGCGGTTATTTCACCGTCTGAATTTCTGTGTTTGAGAAGATACCCATTACCGCTGATTAGCATGTCAGCAACTGCTGACTCGACTAGTTGGTATTGCGTAACTTTGTATTTTGTCGGGAGCGGTTGTTTCAGAACTTGTACCGCCCTGTGGTCTCGCACCCGCTCTCTGTCGTTATCTTCTTTTCGCGTGTAAACGTGCAAGCCCAAATGAGCGATATTGCGAGCCAGGAAATCAACGCAAATCCTCACGTTCATGTGATTCCTGTACATCGCCAAATAATCGAAGTTGTAATCGGATCGCACCGATGAAAGCGTGATGTTGTTTGCGTTTGTCCACCAATTCGGTGGCATCGTTATTAGGTTAGTTTCTGAAATAATCGTTGTCATGAGACCGCCTGTATAAATTCGATTTCTTTGATGAAGATGATTGTTTCACCATCCAGTTTTTTCGCCCCATCAGGCGACAACCACT